TAATTCTTCGATAACGTGTAAGTGTTGCTAGAGATAAAATATTTTTTTTTCTTTTTGCTTTAGTATTTTTTATAATGGTAGACTCATCAATAGCCATCATAGATTTATGTGATCTTAAAAACTTAGCTGCAAAACTTCTACCTTTGTCTGTACTAAAAGCTTCTACATTCATAACAATAATATGTAAGTCATGACCTGTTTCAAACAGTCGATCTAATTTTTCTTGTTGTTTTTTATTTCTATTTGCTTGCCACAATACGGTCACATTTTCTATGTGGTCAGGTAAGTGCGTAGGTAACTCTTGGTTGTACCAAGTTCCTATCACACCTTTAGGTGCAACAATTAAGGCACCATCTACTTTACCTTTATCGTAAAGCATTGCAAGATTATCAATTAGGACTTTTGTTTTGCCAGTACCCATTTCCATAAAGTATGCGAACGTATCTCTATTCCAAGATTTTTCTAACGCAGTTAACTGATGCGCATACGGCTTCATTTTAAATTTATAATTCATAACTTTCTATTGACATGTATATAGGATTTTATTATAAAGTCAACATGAAAGAAAAAGAAAGTATGGATTACAAAGATATAAAAATATCTAGACCTACTGTTTACGTTGTGCAAGAAATTGCAGGCACAAGAGAAGGCCGTCCTAAATTTAATATTATGGGTGCAGCAGAATATGGTAAGTTAAAATTTTTATTGGATGAAAGATCACAAATGATTTTTTCACCTGGTCCACTTATTTTTAAATTAAAAAATCTGGTAAAAGATTTCAAACCAACAGATCACTTGTTATTAACAGGAGATCCTGCTATAATAGGTGTTGTCTGCAGTTTGGTATCAGATGTAACAAATGGCAGATACAATCTCTTAAAGTGGGATAGACAAGAGAAAAGATATTATCCTATTGAGATTGATTTGTACGGAACAGGAGCAAAGAATGACGATTGATTTTGAAAAAGATCAGGAAGAAATATTGGATAAAACAACCAATATTAATAAACTTGCAGATAAAATAAAAGAACTGCAAGCACATCAACAACAACTAGAAGTCCAAGAGGACGCAATCAAACAAAAGAAAAAAGACATAGAACATCTGTCTGGTGAAGTTATACCAACGATGTTGTCCGAAATGGGTTTATCATTTTTAAAACTACAAGACGGATCTTCTATAGAAGTAAAAACAAATTACAGCGCCACTATCACACAAGCAAATAAAGAAGCGGCGTTTAACTGGCTTCGTGAGAATGGACTAGGGGATATAATCAAAAATGAGATATCCGTATCCTTTGGTCGCAACGAGGATAACAAGGCGGCTGATTATGCCGAACTTGCAAAGGGTCAGGGTCTTGAACCTCAGCAAAAACTGAAAGTAGAGCCCATGACTCTTAAAGCGTTAGTCCGTGAGCGTATGGAGGCGGGTAAAGAAATGCCAACGGAACTTTTCAACATATATGTTGGAAACAAAACAACAATAAAAAGGAAACAATAAACATGAGTGAAGTAACAAAGAAAAAAGAAAATGCAGTAGCTGCAGTTAATTTTGAAGCTGATGCAGGCCAAGGCTTAAACATGACACAAGAAGATCTTGCGTTACCGTTTTTAAAAGTCTTAGGTCAATTATCCCCTGAGTGTAATAAGAGGGACGCAAAATATGTCGAGAAGGCAGAACCCGGCATGATTATAAATACCGTTACAAACGAGATTTATGATGGCGTTAAGGGGATAGATGTCGTGCCAGTGCATTATAAAAGACAGCACATTGAATGGCAGGATAGAGGTGAGAGTCAAGGTGCTCCAGTAAAAATCTATGAAGCTGGAGATGACTTACCGTCAAGCACGAGAGACAAGTTTAATAAAGATAGATTAGCAAATGGTAACTATCTTGAAAACACAGCTAGTCATTTCGTAGTTATACTTGGTGATAATCCAACAACAGCGTTGATATCTATGAAAGCTACTCAATTAAAAGTGAGTAGAAAATGGAACTCAATGATGATGGGTTTGAAAATGCAAGGTAAGAACGGTATGTTCACACCGCCAACATATAGCCACATTTATAAACTAAAAACTGTGCAACAGTCTAACGACAAAGGCACATGGTTTGGTTGGGATGTATCTAGAGTTGGACCAATAAGCGATTCGGGTATTTACAAAATAGCAAAAGACTTTGGAGCGAATGTTTCAAAGGGTGATGTAAAAGTAAAACACGGAGAGCAAGAATCCAAATCCGATTCACCGTACTAATAACTTCCTAAGGAAGATAGGGGCCGGGGATGGGAGACTGGATCCGGCTCCGCAAAATAATTATGGAAGATTTTAGAAAGATATTTACAGGATTAGAGCGAGCACATGGTTGCACTTATGTGGACAAGAAGGGTGCCGATGGACTTAAAGTAAAAGGTAAGTCCTTTGTAAAGAGAGAACCAGTTACAGAAGAGCTCTGGAATAATCATTTAAATGGTATTGAACCTAGTTTAGGTATCATACCTATTGACGAAGAAAATAAATGTAGATGGGGTTGTATTGATGTAGATAAATACACTCTTGATCACAAAGAAATAATTCAAAAGATAAATACATACAAATTACCTTTGATGACATGTAGATCAAAGAGTGGTGGTGCACATATATTTTTATTTACAACAGAGTCTGTGCCTGCAAAACTAATGCGAGATAAATTAATTTCTGTGAGTGCTATACTTGGGTTTGGTAATGCTGAAGTTTTTCCTAAACAGATTGAATTAAAATCGCAAGATGATACAGGAAATTTCTTAAACTTACCATACTTTAATTGTAAAAATACAACAAGATATGCTTATGATACTACAGGCAAAGCTGTTACAATTTCAGATTTTTTACAAAACATAATAAAGATATCTCCAAAAGAATTACAGGACTTAAAAATACAAAGACCACCATCGGAATTTGATGATGGACCACCTTGTTTAGAATCTTTGACAAGAGAGAAACTAGAAGATGGTAGAGACAGGGTTTTATTTCAATACATGGTTTATGCTAAAAAGAAATGGCCCGAAGAATGGCGTAATAAATTAAGCACATTTAATCATAAATACTTTGCAACACCACTTACAGACGACATTATAGAAAGAAAAAAGAAAGATAATAAAGACTATGGTTTTAAATGCACAGAAGAACCCATGTGTAATCACTGTGATAAACAATTATGTAAGACAAGAAAGTTTGGTATTGGAACACAGCTATTGTTCCCACAACTTAGTGATTTACAAATAGTTAAATTAGATCCACCAATATATAGATTAAATGTAGATGGAGAAAGAGTAGAATTAAAATCAGAACAATTACAAGAACAAAGATTATTTGTTAGAGCATGTATGGATCAGATACATAAGTATCCTCCTAAACTAAAACCAAAAGACTACGATATTATGGTTACAGCTTTAATGGCTAACCCGGAGCTGGTAGAAGCTCCTGCAGGTGCATCAAAACTAGAACAGCTATCACAACACTTAGAGAACTATTGTACAAGTAGAACTGCAGAGGGTGCAACTAAAGAAGACATGGAGTCAGGTAACGTTTGGAATAAGAGTGGGTATCATCATTTTATATTTGGTGAGTTCTTTCACAAATTTTTACACAGACACAAGTGGACAGAGAAGTATGATGTTACAAATTTTTTACTTACAGAACATTGTAATTGTGAGGTTTCGAGAATGACAGTAGGTAAGAAAAAGATATCGGTTATAAAGTTAAAAGAATTTGAGAGAGAAGATATGAAGATAAAAGAAAGAGTGTTTAAGAAGGAGGATGCATTTTGAAAACTATTGTATTGGGTCCACCTGGCACAGGTAAGACCACAACATTACTTAATGAAGTAGATAAGTATTTAAAACAAACTGATCCCGATAAGATTGGTTACTTTTCTTTTACACAAAAAGCTGCATACGAAGCTAGAGACAGAGCTATGTCCAAGTTTAATTTTAGTGAGGATGACCTACCATATTTCAGAACACTACACTCATTAGCATTTAGAAGATTGGGTATAAAAAAAGATGATGTGATGCAGAAGAGACACTACGAAGATCTAGGTAGAAAAATGCACTTAATATTAGACTATCATGAGTATGATAACGAACACTCTGGTTTGTTTACAACTAAAAGTGATTTGTTACGTATCGTGCAGATTGCAAGACTACGAGGTATTACACCAGAGCAGCAATACAATTTAAAAGAACATACACAAGATATAAAAGTAAAAGATTTAAAACAATTTGTATCTGATCTTGCACAATACAAAAAAGATTATAATTTAATTGATTTTACGGACATGATTACAGAGTTTGTTAAGATGGATAGATCTCCAAGATTTGACGTAGTATTTATAGATGAAGCACAAGACTTATCACAAACACAATGGGGTATGGCAAAATCTATTTGGGATAAGACTCAAGATACATTTATTGCAGGCGATGATGATCAAGCTATTTTTAGATGGGCTGGTGCAGACGTAGATAGTTTTATTGCACAAAAGGGTAAGGTGATGCAACTGACACAGTCATACCGAATACCACAGGTAGTTCACGATGTTGCTTCAAAGATAGTAAATAAAATACAACATAGATTACCAAA